AACGACGTGAACATGACTGCCGCTAAGGAAGTCACATACGTCGGTTCGACTTCAGTGTTCCTGACTGACTTCGGTACTGTTGAGGCGGTTCCATCACGTCTGATGGGCAACGACCGGGTGTTCTTGGTTGATCCAGACTTTGTGTCAATCTGCACACTGAACGGCCGTAACTTCCTTGAGGAAGACTTGGCGAAAGACGGCGACGCTCAAACCAGCCACCTTGTGGTTGAGTGGGCGCTCAAGCCGACCGCGCCAAAAGCCCACGCAGGTATCTTTGACCTGTCAGGCAGCTAAGACTACTGAGGGGGCGGGCGACTGCCCCCTCTCTTCTAATTCATAGGTGGTAATATGAAACGCGTTTTATACACAGACCCGTACACACAAAAAGAAGTGTACATGCACCAGAACAATGACGGCACGTCTTACATCGAGCAGAAGCAGAGCTTTGAGGGTCTGGTAAAGCTCAACCGTCAGATGAACAACGACTACCAAAAGGGCAACATGATCGGCAACACGCAGCGCCACATGCAGCATGTAGCGGAAATCCCAAACGTCGTGTATAATCACCTGATTGAGACGCTTGGCACACCGCAAGAAAACCCGAAGGGTTGGAAGGCGTGGCTAAACGACAACCAGAACCGTGATTTTAGAACAGGCGGCGGAAACATATAATGGCAGTCGACACCTACACCAACCTGCAAACAGCGATTGCCAACTTCTTGGCGCGTGACGACTTAACGGCGCAGATACCGGATTTCATCACAATGGCTGAGGCGCGCATGAGCCGCGAGCTTGAGACGCGCAGTCAGGAAAAGCGCGTCACCGCGTCGACTGTTGGGGGTAACGAATACCTCGCCCTGCCGGTTGACTTGCGCGAGGTGCGCGAGGTGAAGCTAAACACCACGCCGCTGACTGTGTTGAGTTACTACAGCCCGTCTGCGCTGGATACCAAGTTTTCGTCGGGCGGTGCGGGCAAGCCTCTGGGCTACAGCATCATCGGCGACGAGATCAAGCTGCGGCCGATACCGGACACAGCCTACACGGTTGAGATTGTCTACATCGGCACGATCGAGGCACTGTCAGCCACAAACCAGACAAACAACATCCTGAGCCGATCGCCAGATGCCTACCTTTACGGCGCACTGGCCGAGGCGTATGCTTACCTGTTAGATGAGACGCGTGCGTCGCAGTACCTGCAACGGTTCAACCTTGCGCTTGAGGAGATCAAGGTTGATGAGCAGCGCTCGCATTACGGCACCGGGTCGTTGTTTATCAGCAGTGTGTATCAACGACAAAATTCAGCAGTGGAGAGCTAAACTATGTCTGCTATGTCCGACTACCTTGAGAATGAAATTCTCGATCACATCTTAGGCACCGGCGCCTACACGATGCCAACAACAGTTTACGTCGGCCTGTCGACTGCGTCGTTTAACGACGACAACAGCGGCACCGAACTTACCGGCAGCAACTACGCCCGCGAGGCGGCGACATTCACAGCCGCAGCATCTGGCACAACGTCAAACAGCGCGGCTATCGAGTTTAACGCGGCCACCGGCTCTTGGGGCTTGGTATCTCACTTCGGCATTTTTGATGCGGCAAGCTCGGGCAACCTGCTTATCCACGGCGCGTTTACCACGGCTAAGACAATCGCGTCCGGCGACATCTTGAAGATACCCACAGGTGATCTCGACATCACCGCAGCTTAGAGGCGGTAATGGCAACAGGAACCCCTAGCCTAGACAACTTTACGTCAAGCATTGACGCGCTACCCTATTCGCTGGATAGCGCGTTACTGCTAACTAAGGTCGACTGGTCAAACCCCACTCTCGAACAGCTCGATAACTGGGGTACGCTTGAGCAGCTAGATACGTTTGGCACGCTTGAGCAGATGGCCGACCTTGAGGTTTTGGCGTTTGATGGTTCAGCGTCTGTTGCGTTAACTGCCACCGGCGCCGTGCAGTTTGCGATTGATGTCGCAGGCACCGCAAACGTCGCGGTCACAGCAACAGCCACGCCACAGCATGTGCAGGTTACTGACGGTGCCTCGTCTATTGCGGCAACTGTCACAGCCTCAGCCAACCGCGTGCAGCCTTTTGCGGCATCGGTAACTGGTGCGGCGAGCGCCACTGCAAGCGCCAACTTTATCGCGTCATACGGCGGCGCGGCGACTATAGCATTTAACGCCACAGCTCAAGCGTTTTTGGTTTACGCATTTGAGGGCGAGGCGGAAATAGCCGCCACAGCCGCAGCGTCACCGGTCGCCGAGTTTGCTATGGTCGGGTCGGCACAACCAGAAATTACTGCTACAATCAGCGGCAGCATATTGGGCGAAGAGTGGTCAGCGATTGCGCCTACCACACCGTCTTGGGCGGTGGCTTCGGCTGGCGCACCTAGCATTTGGTCTAGCGCCCCAGCGGCGGCAACAGGGAATTGGTTAGGACAATGATACAGTTTGGCGAATGGCTACCGGATCAGCCTGACTTTACCAACGCAGGCGTCGTTGAGGCGACAAACGTGGTGCCTGCATATAATGGCTATCGCAGTTTTAACGACTTTGTCGATTATTCAAACGCGGCGTCTAGCACTCTGTTAAACATATTTGCGGCTAAAGACAACGACGGCACCGTGCGCCTGTTCGCCGGTGACGCGTCAAAGCTGTATTTGTTTAACGCTGGCACAACAAACCTAGACGACATCAGTAAGGCTGGCTCGCCAGCTTATGACTTGGAAAGTAACGAGCGCTGGCGCTTTGTGCAATTCGGCGACACGGTTATTGCGTCCGGCGGAATTAGCGAAGAGTTGCAGAAGTTTCAGCTAGGCACTGACAGCGCGTTTTCTAACTTGTCCGGCACACCGCCAAAGGCAGACTTTATTACGGTTGTGCGTGACTTTGTGTGGACGGCCAACATCGACGAAGGCTCAGGCCGCGTGCCGTATAAGGTCTATTGGTCAGGCTTTAACGACGCAACGAGCTGGACGGCTGGCACGGATCAGTCTGACTTTCAAGAGATACCAGACGCTGGAGCCATTACCGGGATGATCGGCGGAGAATACTGCACGATCCTGATGGAACGCGCCATCGTGCGAGCCACTTACTCAGGCCCGCCGCTTATCTTCCAGTTTGACAAAGTCGAGACTGCCAGAGGCTGTCAGGTGCCGGGGTCGGTTTGTAACATCGGTCACAACATATTCTACCTGTCGGATGACGGCTTTTACATGTTCGACGGGTCGCGCTCTCAGTCTATCGGCGCAGAGAAGGTCGATCGGTTCTTTTTAGAGCAGGACTTTAACTTCTCGTATAAGGACAAGATGACGTCTACCGTTGACCCGCAAAATCAGCTCGCTGTGTGGTCGTATGTGTCAAACAGCTCTCTCGATGACCAGCCCGACACATTGTTGATATTCAACTACGCTCTGGGTCGCTGGTCTTTGGTGAGGGTCAAGAACGACTTAGTGGCACCGTTCTTTACGGCTGGCTATTCACTAGAGCAACTGGATAACATCAACACCAGCCTAGACGCCCTCCCGGCCTCACTCGATAGCGCGCTGTACAAAGGCGGTCAGTATTTGTTTGGCGGCGCAAACGGCGCAAAAATAGCGGCGTTTTCCGGCGACCCAATGCAAGGCACGATTGTCACCGGCGAGGCAGCAGTCAAGGTCGGAAACCACGCAATAGTCACGCGCCTTTACCCGTACCACGAGGGCGGGTCAGTCGAGCTGTTTGTCGGATTGCGCGGCACGCCGACAGACACAGTAAACTTTCAAGCTGGCGGCACGACAAACGCCGCAGGCTTTGTGCCGTTTAGGGCGCACGACCGTTACCACCGCGTGAAGATGTTGCTAAGTGGTCAGTGGTCATACGCGCACGGCGTTGACGTTGACGTAAGGCCAGTGGGTCGCAGATGACAACAGCACAGCGCAGCACAAATTTTCGCACGTTAAACCCTGTCACAGCCACAACAAGGGAAGTGTCAGAGGTATTAAACAGGACTATTGATGGCGGATTAAATAGTATTGGGTACGCCACGCTTACAGCAAGCTCCACCACCACCACTGTAAACGACCCGCGATATGGGGTAGAGAGTATCGTATTTTTTACCGGCTACAACAAAACGCTAGAACACAGTTTGCCTTTTGTTAAAAGCACTAGCACCAATGGGACGATGATAATTGAACACAAAAATCACGGACATGACGTCGACGTCGCCTACCTTATTATCGGCTGAAGACCGACTTGGCGCTCAGTGGGAACGGTGCCACAAGTGGATTAGCGACGCGCTGAAGTATGCTGGCGAAACGCACACTATGGAAGACGTCCACCACGCTGTGGCTACCGGCAAGGCACAGTTACATCCGCTAGAGAAGTCTGCTATTATCACAGAAATAGTGGACTACCCACAGCGGTCTATATGCCGCATCTGGCTTGCGGGCGGAGACTTGAGCGAGCTGACTGAGGCGGAGAAGTCCATATCGGTTTGGGCTAAGTCACTCGGATGTGACGCGATGGAGATTATTGGCAGGAAGGGCTGGCAACGGCACCTCAAAGATTACACCGCGACGGCGGTTATTTTGGCGAAGGATTTGAACGATGAGTAAAGGCGGCGGATCAACACGCACAATCACCCAGACGCAAGGGCCACCAGAATACGCCAAACCGTTTATCGAATACGGTATGGGTCAGGCCAAACAGCTTTACACAGGCGGCACCGGCCAGCAGTATTACCCCGGCCAGACGGTTGTGGGTTACTCGCCGGAAAGCGAGATGGCATTAGCAGGTCAGCGTCAGATGGCGACTACCGGCTCGCCGCTTATTCCAATGACACAGGCCGTTGTGGCGCAAAACCTAGCAGGCACAAACCCACTACAGTCGGCTGCGTTCCGCCCAGCTATCGAGGCGGTGCAGGCTGAGGCGGCCAAGTCTGGACGCTACGGCTCAGGCTACCAGCAGGCGGCACTTGGTCAGGCGCTGGCGCCACTAGCATATCAGGCGCAACAGGAAGCACTGGCACAGGCGCCGGGCGCGTATGAGTTTGGTTTCCGAGACTTGCAGAAGCTGGCCGAAGTCGGCGCGGCGCGTGAGGCGCAGTCTCAGGCCGAGCTGCAAGCTGACATGCAACGCTTCCAATTTGAGCAAGAGGCGCCCGGTCAGGCGTTGGCTAATTATATGGCGATGGTACAGGGCGGAACGGTAGGCGGCACATCGTCACAGCCGGTATTCCGCCAGCCGGTTGGCTCGGCGCTGTCAGGCGCACTTGGCGGCGCACAGCTCGGCGGCATGTTTGGCATGCCCGGCCTTGGCGCAGGAGCTGGCGCATTAGCGGGATTGTTGGGGGCTTAGTATGGACAGTATACGCGATAGATTTAATCGGTTGCAGACGCCATCACGCTTGGCGCCGTCAGCCGGAATTACCGCTACCAACCAATACGGCCAACGCAGTTTTGGCGGTAATCGTCGCAATCCACCAATGATGATGCGTCCAACGGCACCGACGCTGTCACCTATGATGCGGGAAGTATTGCGTCAGGCGCAGATGAAAAAGACGCAGGCGGCGTCTGGGACTGGCATACCCGGCACAACACCCCCGGCGACCACAACGCCGCCACCGAGCCAACCTAGCGGCTTTATGGGAGCATTTAGCCAGCCGCTGACGTCACCGGTCGGTCAGGCGATTAGCCAAGCCGCGATTGCGGGTGCGCGCGCCAGCGACTACTCGCCCACACCGGTATCGCTCGGCCGTGTATTGGCTGAGATGGGTGCGGCGGCTAGTAAGGGTTACTCGGGCGCGCAACAACAGGAATTAGCAAATCTTCTGACGCAAGCAAAGATTGCGGAGAAGGTCGGAAAGTCTGGGCAGGCGTTTAGCGGCCAAAGTATGGAAGCTCAGTCTTTTAACGCGCTACTAAATATTGGTCCAAAGATAAAAGCTGGTACAGCCACTGAGCCGGAAAAAGCTACGTATTCTTTAGCGCACGGTCGTTTAGCTAAGCCGCAGCCAATTCCAACATATGATGAGTTAGGTAATCAGACAATAACTGTCGTGCCAGCGCAGGACTTGTCGATGTTTCCTGATCCGCCCGGCGGAGCTGGCAGGATCGGCACAACGACAACGAAGCCGTCATCAGAGGCAATAAAGTCAGGCAAATTTATTAAGTCTATGGACAGTATGGCCTTAAACGTAAACTCCTACAGGCAAGCGTTAGCAAACCTTAACAGAGCAGATATGGTCAGTGGTGCGGCAGAGTTTCCTACAGACGCGATGTCAGAAGCCGCCGCTATAGCAGAAGGTCTTAGATTAAATCTAAAGGAGCTTTACGAGCTTGGCGCTCTTGTAGGCGGCGACTTTCAAATTCTTGACAACTTGTTGACTAGCCCTAACTCAGTTAAAGCTGCAAAGATGGGCGGGCCAGCACTGGCTATTCAACTTGATCAACTCGAAAGAATACTCGCACAAAAGCTGGCGGAAAAGGATGCCACCCTGTCTGGAACATACAGCACTCCTATTGTTACACGCACCAAAGAAGATTGGGATAAAGTTAAGCCCGGTCAGTATGCAAAACTGCCTAACGGAACAATCAAATTGAAAGCGCAACCCTAATGAGTAATTGGTACGACAATCTCAATGATGCCATAGATGTCGGCGCCCCCACAGCCGACGGCGATGTCAAAAAAGACTTCGACGTAATGGAGTTTGCCTCTGGTCTGGCTAGGTCAATCGGGCAGGGCATTACGTTTGGAACTGCTGACGAGGCTGAGGGGTTTGTCCGAAGCATACTCGGAGATCAGACGTACAAGCAGGCGCGTGATCAGGTTCGCAAAGAGCTTGGTCAGTTTCGTTCTGAATATCCAAAAACTGCGTATGGCTCAGAGATTGCGTCGTCGATAGCTATGCCAATGGGCGTGGCTGGTTTGGCAGGTAGGGGCATTGCAAAGGGCGGACAGAAGTTTGCCCCTGAATTAACTGAGGCTATTCGCCAAACCGCCGCAAAAGCTGGTCAGAAAATTGCTACTGCGGCACCAAGAACGACAGCGGCATTAAGAAGTAAACCAGCTCAGGCCGGTTATATGAGCGCCGCGTATGGTGCCGGGGCGGCAGAAGAAATGAGCGACGTGCCGCAATCAATGATAGTGGCCGGTGGTCTTGGCGCGGGTCTGCAAAAAGTCGCACCAGCGGTAACAGCAGGCGCGGCAGAACTTATCAAGAAGGGCGTACCGCTTACAGTCGGTCAGAAGTTTGGCGGCATAGCTGGCGGCGTCGAGGAACGTGTATCTGGTCTGCCGGTTGCTGACGTAATAATAGGCGGCGCACGCAGACGCGCCGTCACTGGCTTTGAGCGCGCCGCATATGATGAAGCGCTGGCGCCAATAGGCAAGAAATTGCCAAAGGGCGTGAAGGGTCGTGACGCGTATATCAAAGCCGAAGAGATAATTAGTGACGCATACACTGATGTCTTAAAAGATATAAAAATACCAGCTCCAAATCAGATTATGTCGCAGATACCTGACGTTGCCTCTCAGTTGGAAAGTGTTGCGGCAGACAGGTACGCTAAAATAATAAAAAGAGAGCTTGTAAATAGGGTTGTCGATGACAAGTTGACTGGAGAGGCCTTCAAAGATGCTCAGAGCGCACTTCGGACAGAAGCGTATAAATTTCTTGGGTCTACTGATGCTTACCAGCGCGAGCTTGGTGAGGCGCTATTTGACACGGCCGGTGAGCTGACGATGGCTTTAGCTAAGTTTAACCCACAAAAAGCTGGCAATCTCGCCAACATAGACACGGCATACTCACGTTTCAAGCCTATGCAGATGGCGGCTGGCACAAAGGGTATGGCTGGCGGAGTTACTCCTGCTAAGTTGCTGGAAAAAGTGTATTCGCAATCTCGTAGATTTCCCGCTGTTTTGGCTAGGGGCGAGGGTCGCATGCAGGGGCTTGCCGAAACTGGCGCTGACGTGATCGGCACAAAGGTGCCTGATAGTGGCACGGTAGGTAGGTTCGCTATGCTCGCAACGCTTGGCGGCGGTGCGGCTTTCGATCCTGTTAGCACGGGATTAACCGCTGGCGGTTTATCAGCACTTTATTCGCCACTTGGTCAGGCTGTACTGGCTGGAACTAGAAGAGGCGGCCGCGATATACCGGGCATCATGCAAGGCGTTGGCGCCACAATGCGCTCACCAGCCGCCGGTGGGCTGTTAGCGCAAGAGCTACCCCGCGTAGACATCACCGAGAGCCTACCGTTTCAGCGCCGGATGGGGCAATGACGCGGGCGCGCAAATATGCTATAAACTAGCAGAGGATTTGAGATATGAGCGTAAGAGATTACAACACCACCCCGTCCAGCAACACGACGATTGCGTCTATCGACATCTCGGAAGGCTGTAGCCCGGCGGGTATCAATAACGCGATCCGCCAGCAGATGGCGGACATTGCGTCGGTGGTAGCCGGTGACGTCGGGCTGAACGTGTTGAGCCTTGCAGACGACGACGCGTCTGCCGCGCTGAAGTTTCAAGCGCCAGCGAGTGTAACGACAACTGTCACGTTTACCCTGCCGGACGGCGACGGCACCAGCGGACAGACGCTCATTACTGACGGCTCTGGCACGTTAAGCTGGGGCGCTGGTGGTGGCGGGTCATTTTTAGGCGACAGTGGCGGCGGTACGGCTGACATCGTGCGGGTGCATGAGGAGCAGCTAGACACGGACATTACGGTTGCGGCTAACACAAACGGTTTAGCGGCTGGCCCATTAACTGTGGCAACGGGAGTTACTGTGACTGTAAACGGTAATCTGGTGATAGCATGAGCGAGTTAAGAGCAGACACAATCACAGCAAGTGATGGCACCAGTCCTGTCACTCTGACTAAGCAGAGTGCGGCGAAGTGTTGGTCAAACGTAAGTAGTTCTCAAGTAATTAATGACAGCTTAAATGTAAGCAGTATTACTGATAGTGCTACTGGAAACTATGATTTAAATTGGACAAACTCGTTCAATAATACTAGCTACAGTCACGTTGGCGCAGATGGATTTTTTGGAAATTTCAACACAGAGCCGAACACGTTATCTACTGGTGAAGCAAATGTTTATATTTATAACAACTCTTTTGCATTAGTAGATGCTTCATTTGCAACGTCAGCACACGGAGATCTAGCATGAGTGAGATAAAAGTAGATACCCTCACTGGCAAGACCACCGCCAACGACATCACCGTGACTGTTGGTGCTACTGCTACACAGTCTCTGGAACAGGGGTTGGCGAAGGCGTGGGGGGAATTTGACGGTTCCGCTGGAACTATAAGTTATGGGGACAGTTTTAATTGCGCTTCATTAACAGATAACGGAACATCTGATTATTCTTCAGCAAGAACCAATAATATGGGAAATGCTTTGTATCCTGTTCTTGGGACAGCAGGAAAAACAACCACTGGTGAAAGAAATTTTAATGTTCCAGACGGTCAGTTTGCAAACACGACATCAACATTTAGGATGCAAATAACTACTTCTGATGGTGTGTTAGCATCAGACCAAGCGACTTTTATTAGTTTTGGTTCATTAGGAGATTTAGCATAATGGCTGGTAAAATTGTAGCAGATACGCTGGAACACAGCACCGCTGGGTCAATCGCCACGAACTATGTTGTGAATGGCGTAGCAAAGCACTGGGTAAAATTTGAAGGAGACGGCACTGTTGCAGTGTCAGAC